ATATCTAGATCTCCTCTTCCTTCTTTAACTGTAGATTCGTTATATTCATCTTCATCATCATCACCATAATAGAAGCCTAAGTCTTCTTGTTCTTCTTTAGAATATTCATCTCCTATTCTAGTTCTAAATTCTGGAATGCTTCCGATCCAGTCCATTAATACTTCTACTGCTCCTGGATTATCTTCTATAAATTCGTCAAAGCCTTGTCTATATCCTATAGCTCCAAATATATCATCTAAATCTCTAGATGCTGATTCATTAATAGTTAATTCTTGATCTCTTCCTGAGCCAGATATTTTATCATCTAATTGCTTTTCTAACTTTTTCTTTGTTATAGTTAAAGTTTTTAATTGATCAACTACTGATTTGTCTCCTGCTTTATATTTTTTAGCAAGATCTTTCATTATACTAATTGTCTGGTCGTAAGATTTTTGTATCTTATTTAAAGAAATTTCACTAACAGATTCTAAAGCTAATTGATCCATAGCAGGTTGGTTTTCTTCTGCTTCTAAATAATGTTGTGCTGAAGATATATATTCTCTTGCTAATGTTACTTTCTTTTGCCACCAATGAGGGAAATCGACTTCTCCATCATGTGCATCATATTTCTTTAGTCTTTGGTGTAACTTTGCTGCATAATGAGCAATATCATAAAGATCTTTTTGAAGCATATTAGGTTCATCGTCTTGATGACCTACATCTAAATCTCCTCCTTGATCAGGACCTCCTTCAGGATGTGCTGCTCCTTCGGTATAAGCATCATACCTATCTTCATCACTTTGTGCTGCGTTTAACATATCGTTTAAGTCATGATCCTTTTGTAAATTAGGATTTTTTAAAGTTACTGCGTTTGGTAAATCATCTCCTCTACCTATATGAAGTTCAAAATCTTCTCCTTCTTTATAGTTGTTTTGTAAATGATCTACTACTTGTTGAATCAAATCTAATTCATATCCAAAGGTAACTAATTCACCGTCACCAGTTGCTTCATCTTTTCTTGGATCGTCATTCCATCCAGCTTCATAGTCAGCATCGTTTCTAGCATCCTCTTCTTCATCTTCTCTTATCTTACCGACAGCTGTATCGTAGTCTGTAGCTTTATTATATACCAATGCTGCTTTTTCTATAGCATTATCAATCTTATTTAATTGATCTCCATACATATCAGATACTGGACCTCCTGTTGGTTCAATTTCTGGATCGTTCTCCATATCGCTCATTACTTGAGCTCTTTTAATCTTTAACTTACGAACAATCTCTCTTGCTTTTGCTTCTTTTCTTTCTGAACTAGCAAATGATCTAGCTGCAGATTTACCTTCAGGGGATTTAGAATAAGCATCTAATTTTTTCATTTTATCGGAATGCATTTTAGCCTGTCTTACTTTAATCATTACAGGATCGTTGATATCCATTGTTTCGTCTACATCATGTTCATGGCTTGAATCAACTACATCTACTCCTCTTGCAGCTAAATCCATTACCATATCATACATAAATGCATTAGGATCTTCGTCTGGTTCTTGATAAAATTCTGAATCTGGATTCTCTGAGTCATCGTACATATCGTCAAAACCGTCTTCATGTATAAACATAAAGTAAATAATAACATTACCTGCTCCATCGTTATCTACTACATCCATCTTAACATAAGTTGGATCTATATTATCATCTAATATAGCCATTGCAGGCTTATAATCAGATTGTGTTACTTTAATATAGTGATGATCATCTCCTTCTCCTTCGCCTAGTGGACGACCTTCGTCATCATATCCTACTCCGTGATCTTCTTCATCATCTTTTTGCATTTGGTCAGGATTATAATCTCCATCTTCTTCATTAGCTGCTTTTTCTTTTGCTAGTAATGCCTTAATTTTAGCAATAGTATCTTTTTCTGGATGATTATTTAATCTTTCTGCTTCTTTAGCTTTTTCAAATTCTACATCTTTAGGTCTCATTTCTTCTTCAGATAAGGACTGCCAATGTTTTTTTAATTCATTAGCTAAAACGTCTACCTGTACTATAGGTTCACCAGAAGGCTTAGTACCTACTGATCCCATTTTCTTATTAAATGAAAAGTCTGCTAAATGTAAGCTATCGTCTATAATATGAAATGCGAATTCATCATCTCTATCATTCTTTTTGTATTCTACGTATATTTCAAAAGAATTTTCTTCAATGTGTTTTGCTTTCATGTGATTAATTTCATCACCTAAAGCCTTAAGACCTTTAGCAACTGCTTTACCCACTTCCCTAGCAATTAACTTAGTATCTTCTACACTATATAATGTTCCTTTATTCTTATTGAGTCTTTCTTTTATCTCTTCTCCATCGATCCCTTTGATTGCTTTTACATCATCTGCATCTTTTAATGCATCTTTTTCATCGTCTCCTAAGGATACAGCTGTTGTCTGTCCTTTTGAAGGAGTGACTAAGTATGTTTTAGAGTTAGATTCCTTGAGTTTATTTTCAAGGACTTCTTTCAATATTTGAAGCTTACTTACTTCTGCTAACTTGGTAGCCGGGAGTGGTTTTTTGATAGACGAAGCTTTAATCCTTTCCAGGGATATCTCGCATTGAGTCAGCTTATCCTTTATCTCTTGATATGTCATTTATAAATGTTATTTAAAATACGTATATAAATAAATAGTCGGGTTATATAACTACATGTAAGATACGATTATTATTTGTATTCTCCTACTAATTTAATAGGTATTTCAGATTTAACTAGGCCTGTTGCTAGAGCTACTCCTTCTCCTTGCCCATTTACATTCCACTTATTCATAGGAGGTCTATGGTTAACATGAACTTGGGCTCTAATATCTTCCATTACTTTGATTGTCTGAGTATAATCTAATGCTGGGAACCATATTTTATCTTCCTGAATAGGTTTTATGTCTTTAGGTTTAATGCCTATGCTTGAAATATACTTAATTAAAAACCACCATTCCATATTTCTATCATGACTTAGCTTAGCATTATCATACCATAGTCTACCTACTTGCGGTATATCTGAATTCTCATTATATAAGGATATAGATTTACTAAAGTTATGTAGTTCGTCTGCATCCCATAAGAAAGCTGGTTGTTTAGTTTTGCTTATAATAGTGAGAGCGTATATAAATTTATCATGGTAATTGTATCTAGCTCCGAAATATTGATGTGCTATAACCTTAGGCCATGAATCCTCTGGAGGGTCATTATACCTATGTGGACAATCTGTAATTAATGTTATGTTATAATCATGTGCTTCAGGTGTTCTTAACCAATTATCTAAGTAATATTCGCGCATTGTACGTCCTACAGCACTTATAATTAAATTCCTCTTTATCATTTATTTTGACCAAATTACATTTTTAAATTTCTCTGGAGATACTCCAAAGTAGTTTGTTCTCCATTTGGTTTGGTCAAAAAAGCTTAAGTTAAACCATTCGTCTCTCAATTCCCAGATGTCCTTTGCAACTTCATCCCAATCCAACCTCAATACTAATTGTTCTATTTCTTTTTTCTTTTCTACTACTTCCTCGTATATAAAAGAATCCCACTCATAATGGAATACTTCAAATACTGATTCTTCAGATACATAATCGATTGATATGTCTATCCCCCATTTAGGTTTCATTTTAATCAATTTATATAACATAGGGTTATGAACTTCTGCTATAGCATGTAATTGATCTAGAGCACAGTCGTTAAAACCTTTACGTTCAAATAAGTCTGAGTGATTTATGTGTGCTCCGCTTCTCTTATCGCAAACCAACCAGTCGTACCTAAGACAGTCTTCATGACGTCTTTCGATAGGGGAAAATCCATTACGACTAAGGTATTGTTGTTCAGCAAGAGTTAAATGGTACCCATTTTGATCAAATAGGTCTACGCAGTTTTTATGTTTAAGAACTTCTACGTCATCAATAGCATCAAGAAAATACGGTTCACTATGTAATACTGTATTTGCTAGTTTCATTATAACTTATTTTTTTCCTGATTTCATATTCGCACACCAATGGTACATTTTAGCTTTCTCTCCAGAAGCATTTTTAGCTTTCTTTCTGAGGTCAGTTACTGAGCCATTACAGCTTGCTCCTGATTTCTTTACTCTGCCTGGTTTAGATTTACCTTTCTTTTTACCATCTTTAAAGTTCTCTAAAGCATGAGGAGTATTATCATGTTCACATTTATGACAAGTATATAGATCATCTCCTCCATCTTTCTTATTCCAGCTCCACTCACAGTTATTACAAAAGATTTTAGTATCTGTTATAATTTCTCCTATAAGTTGTGCTAGTGATGTATACATTCTATATTTTACTTATCTTTTTTTTTACTACCGTAAGCAACTTTAACAGCATTGCCATATTCTTTACCGAAATCTGCGTCTTTTCTATCTTTAGTAGCCTTTGACATTGGCCATTTATAGTTAGTACCTTGGTGCGTAGTATCTTCACCTTCTTTTTTCATAGCATTACCTGCTGCTACTGCATCTTTATGGGCATTAGAATTACCATGAGAAGCTTTCTCACCTCTTTTTTTCTTTGCGTTTATATTAGCCCATAATCCAGGTCTCTTTTTTTCTGCTAATACTTCTTTGATTGCGTTTATTAATTCAGTCTTTTTCATAATTATTGTATTTTATCAGAATGAGCTATAAGCATTCGGATTATAATACCTGCAACTACTGTGAACAGAATCCAAAGGGCTTTATTAACTCCATTTTTCCATCTCTTTAATTCTTCTACTTCCATGACTTGGACTTGAAATTCTTTCTCTCCTCCTTCGATCTTCTTACGAAAATCTGTATTTTTATTAGTGTTGACTATTACTCCATTATCAGGGTTCAACATTGTGTACTTTAGATCAGAAATATCTTCTTTCATATTCTCAAAATCTCTGGCCATTTGTTTCAGTTCACCATTTGGCATATGTGTTTTAATATGCTTAATTTCGTGAAGAAGTGAATCTAGTATTTCTCTCTGTGTCATTTAATAAGTGATTTAGTCGACTTACTAATAAATAGATCTAGTCTAAGTGTTCGTTAAGGAATTTAAGATATTCTTGCAGAGTATTTTGAATTTTATTATTCTGAGCGGTAGCATTACCTTTCCAATCTTCAATAACCCCTTGCTCTGTAACAAATGTATTTTGATGCTGTACGTACATATCAACCCAAGAAGTTAGATCTTTAGCAAAGTTTTTCATATTCCCCTCAATCATTTCTTTTTCATACTTACTGTATAAACCAGCTTTTCTTAGCTCTGCTTCATAGTCAATAGTACAATCAAAACAAAAGCCATGTAGTTTATACATTTTTTTTGCAAGATGATGTTTCATTGAACCTCCACACTTAGGGCAAGATAAAGGAACTCTTACAGCTTTCTTAGCTGCATCAAGCTTAGTAACGTTCTGTTTAATTCCGTTCTTTATAGTCCAAGTCTTATTACCTTCTTCCCATTCATCGCCTTCTTTATGAGATACATATGATTTTTGGTAACCAGATTGTAATTTAGTCTTACCTGTAAAGTCTTTTTTTACTAGGTTCCTTACTCTTTGGACGTCTGATTGTTTGAACTCTTTTTTAAGTAGTGATTCATTTTTACTCATAACCTAATTTCTTTAACTCTTCTATAACATGATTAACATCTCCGTTTTTACATCTAATAGCTATACCACCTTTAGCTGTCCATTCGTTAATGTTTGACTTTTTATCGTCAATTAGTATACTATTTTCATTAGCATATCTTTGCTTAACAGCAGAGTATGCAAATATTACTTTCGGTTTAGGGTTTAGATTATTCTTTACCCAAAGGTTTTTACCTAACCTAGAATTATTATGCCTTGAAGGAGATGTTAATAAGTCTGGTTGGTATGGTTTAATAAAATCCCATAGCTCTTTACCTTGCGGCATAAAGTCCATTCCTACCCAAAATCTTACTCCAATTTTGTTGTCTATTAATTCCCAAAATGCTGGAGTGCCTTTTGCTTTTTCATACTCTTGAGGATGCATTCCACTAAAGTGTTCAAATCTCGTTTCAAAATCTGTTAATACACCGTCCATATCGCAATATATCTTATACGGCGGCTTTTCTTTAACTTCTGGAAGCGGATACGCTTCTAATAAATCTACTAATTTTCCCATAACCTTAATTTTTATAGTTTTTGTTTAATACCTAATGATGGTAATCTTAAAGACCATACTTTTTTTACATCCTCAACATCCTGTTTAGTTAAGAATGGATTACCGTCATCATCGAATTGATTAGTGAAGTCGTATAGATATTGATCTACTACGTCTTCGAATGGTCTTTTTGCTTTTTTTGCTGATAAATACAGTCCTTGAATGTTAGCATCTATTTCTGAAGGTATTGTTAGATAGGCAGATCCGTTCTTTATTATGCCGTCTCTAATCTTAGTTCGGAATTTCATTTCTTCTTTAGTGCCAAACTCACCATTAAACTGTGCTCTTTTGCCAAACGATTTGCCGTTTGCATTACCGCCTGCTTGTGTAAGGTGTTCTATTTCATGTCTGAGTACATCAGAAATCTGTGCTGATAGTTCTTCAAAGTCTCTAGGGAAGTTATAAGGATCTAATACAAACTCTAATTCTATTTTAGGTTGAATCCAACTATCATCCTTTTGTAATCCTCCTTTATATGCTCCTCCGTTTCTCATAATTGAGTCAACTCCTTTTACAAATATAGCTTTTAATTCAAAGTCGAACTCTAATTCAGTCTCTTTTTGAAAGTCTTTATCTATATCATCTGGGATACTAAAAAGCATAATAGGGTACGAATCTTCTACTACTTTTTTCATCCCTATTTGAGCATCTTGTGTTTTAACATCTCCAAAATAGCCTTCTTTATAGAAGTTAATTTTTTTATTTAAACCATTCTTAACTGCTGCTATACTTTTATTAGTAAGGTAGGTAGTAATAGAATCGTATTTTCCTTCTGCCATAACTTCTTTTACTGTATCTGTATTATTCTTATACTTATCTTCCCAATTTCGGAATGTTATATTTCCGGTAAGGTAAGCTTCTTTTTCTAACTCTAGCAATCTATCATCTTCGTTTGTGTCTTGAGTTTGGATATTGTGAAGTCTGTCTTCTAAGTTTTGTATATGGTGAACCATTTCATGAGTAAACGATCTACATATATCTTTTGGATGTCTACCTGTAGCATATAGCACTATCTCCTTACTATTAGGATCGTAATAAGCTGTTTTACCGAAAAAGTCTTTAGCATTATCTTCATCATACCTTACTTTAACTTCAGGTAGAGGTTGAATATTCATACCTTCGTCTAACATATATTCTAATATAGACCCAATATACTTTGTATATACTGCAGAATTAGTTTCAGTATCTTTAGTATCTTCTATTTTTACTTCACTTTCTTCTATACCAAAATATTCGTTAATAAATCCATCAATATTATTTGATAATATTTCAGCTACAATTTTGTCTTTTAAATCTGTAAGTATAGATAATATCTGATCTTTATCTAATTCTGATGGGAAGAAGTCTGTAATCTTATCTAAGTTACCAGAAAGTATACTGTTACGGAAGTCTGTAGCTCTTGTTGTAGAATCAGGTGCTGCTGCAAAGGCAAGTCCTTTTACATTAGGGGCATTTTTAAATGTAGTTACTCTTCTTAAGTCTACAAAATCTTTTTCTCCTCTTATACCTGTTACTGCTGCAAACTCTTGCTCAGGATTAGCTTGGGCATAATCTTTAGCTGCAAACATAGGGTTCTTTTGTCCATCTAATATCTCTACATTACCTAAATGTGAAGCATATATCTTCCATATAGACATTGACTCTTCCTTATTTATACCGTTTCTCTCGCCGCCTCCTACAAAAATAATAACCTTATCTATCTTAGGTTTTTCACCAGAAGAGCCACCTAATAGGTCTGCTCCTTTTTCTTTATAGTTATCCTTATCATACAGGGCACCTGAGTAAGTATTACTAAGTAATGCCTTAACTAAGTTAAAATGTCCTCTATGAGGTGGTTTAAATGCTCCCGGGTATAATGCTATCATGCTAAAAATTCTTGTACTTTTTGATCTATTTCTCTCGGTGTTGAATGTTTTAGTTTTTCTTGAAATATTGGACTGTAAATCATTTCAACAATATTATCTAATACTTCATCAGCTTTTTGTTTTCTCTTTTCACTACTATCTCTATACTTTGTTACTGCAGCTCTAATTTTATCCTGACCAGGTCCTACTCCGTTCTTCTGATATGCTTTTAAGAATGCTTGTTTAACAGCCTTATCTTCTGATCTATTGTCCTTATCCCAATCAACGCTACCAACATGTTTTAAAAACTCTTCTTCTTCTTCAGGAGTCATTTCTACTGGTTTAAAGAAAGAAGAACCTCCAACGCCATTTTTATCGTTGAACTTCTGTAAGTAGTCCTTTACTCCGCTTAAACCATTTTTTGCAGCTGTATCAAACCCTTCAACTTCACTTTTATATTTACCGCCTCTGTCAGACACAAAAATCGATAATCTACCTTTTAGTTGTTTATTAAAATCTTCTATCTTTGTATATACATTTCTCCAAGTAGAAAATACTGCATCACCAGGTATATTTCTTTCTCTAGCCATAAAGTTAGATACATAAGAAATCATAGGGTGTGCATACACCATTACCATATATACTTCATAACCTAGAGAGAGAATCTCATCTAAGTTCTTCTGGAAGCCAGCTCCTGAAGCAGTTGTATCCCAAACGAAACTAGTTTTTTCTTGTGCTGCTGCCATTGCGTCTTTGGACGTTTGGTTGGCTGCGGGTCCTAGTTTGTTGTAATACGGGTGGTCTGGATCCTCCACGTACTTGTCTGGGTTGAACTGTGTTAGGCTGTCTAACCCTAACTGGTTTAGAAGGTATGTTTTGCCTGATCCTGCTCCTCCCGCCATTATTACTGCTTTCGGGCTTGATGATCCTTCTAGAATTATGTCTGATAATTTGATCATTGTTCGTGTTATTTATTCTTGGTTTTCTCTTTTCTGTCTTTGTTATTACTTTATTGCTTAATGTATTACCTACTGTACCTGTTTGTGCTATTCTTCCTCTTCTTCCTGAATGATATGATACGTTAGTGTTTCTATACCTATTGTATCCGTTACCCCATCCATAATAATTATTCCATCCATAAGGATTATTCCAACTATTACTTGACCAACGTCTATTATTCCAACTATAAGACCATCCCATTCCGTATCCATAGTTATTATATCCCCATCGATCATATCCAAATGGTGACCACCTATGAGGTGTATGCCAACCGTATCCCCATACCCAATCGTTCCACATTTGAGTTCTACTATAATACGGGTTGTAAAAGTTATACCTATTACCTAATGTTCTATTATTCCAGTCAAATGATATAGGTTGACTTAAAGCATACTGAGCATAGTCGTATCTAAAGTTAAAATCAGTTCTTAGCTTTCTGTTAAGTTGAAAATAGTTTAGTGTATCTATCTTAACGTTAGCTGGTACTTCAATAAATGTCGTATTAGAATTGTATATTCCATCTACTGCTGCTGCATGATTTAGAGCTCCGTATTTAAAGTGAAGTGAACTACATGAAGCTAAGCAGATAATAGAAAAGTATACTATTGCAATTTTCAAAAAGACATTTATTGAGTTTTTCATATATTATTTTAATTTTATAGTTGTAGGGTAACTATTATAAATAGGTTCAGTATTAGGGTTCTCTAAAGAATATAACTTGTATATCATTTTAAACAATTCGAAATTTTCTTCTATTTCATCTATTTGCAATACTTTCCATCCCTTTCCTTGTATTACGTTCTTCTGTTTTGATGGACCTCTTGAATGTGCTTTTAGCCAAATAATACCTGTGCGTTGTATTTTAATTCCTTTTGACTCTTCTAATGCTTTAGCATAAGATGCTAGTTGAAGATCAAATGACTTATGTACGCTATTTGATGTTTTAATATCTAATAACCAAATTTCACCATTCATTTTAACTACTAAATCTGCTGTACCTGCATATTTGTGTTCGTCTGACCATACAAAGTCTTCTGCTGATATTAATTCAGGTTTATGTGTTTGCCAAAAATCAGCGAACTTTAAAATCATTTCCCAAACAATTTGAGAATATTTAGCTCTACCGTAATCGTCCATCCACTTTACCTCGTTACCGAGTACTAACTGTTCACAAGCTTCGTGGACCTGTGTTCCTTGTTTACCTGCTTTACGCATAATAAGATCGGCGTTATGCCCAACATCCTTCATCCATGTTTCGAAGAATTTATTTTTGGGCATATATTGGAGTATGGTTGTAACGGACGGGTAAAATACTCCTTCACCTCTCTTATAGACACGTCGGTCTAAAAAATTAATCTGCTCTAACTCAGGGTTAAAGTCTAGTCTTTTCTTCTCGTTTTGTTCGAGAATGTTCATACCTTGTTTTATCATAGGTCTAGTTTGTGCATCATTAGACCTGAAAAGTCTAACTCCTCTGCTGATTGTATGTGTTTAGTAAATTCTTCAAAGCCCATTTCTGATGGGTCTTTATCCTTCATTTTAATATTATATACTTTAAAGCCAGAGTTTAAAAACTTCTCAGCTGTTCTCATAGCTACATCTTGAGCGTCTTCATCTAAGGCTAAGTATATGTCTGTATTAGTACTTTGTAATATTCTTTTATATAATGCGTCTGATATAGTTTTTCCCAGTATAGGAATGGCATTACGGCGGATAGCCATAGCGTCAAATACACCTTCACATAGTATTATAGGCTTATCCCAGTTAATTAAGTTTTCGAAAAAGATTATGTCTTTGGAAGCTTCCGGGTTTTTGTACTTAAAATAGTTTCCATCATAGCTTCTTGCAACAAAAAAGTTGAGTTGATTGGATTTAGAATAACTTGGGATAATAACTCGTCCTCCAAAGTTTCCAGTTGTTGCGTATCCAATACTATATTTAATAATATCATTATCGGTAAGTCCTCGTTCATATAAGTATTTTCTTACAAGATTAGCTATTACTGATTCTGAGGATGCTTCATAAAGCGATTGATACTCTTTGGGCAGCTCTATTATAGATAGTCCCTTATATTCTATACTAGTTCCTTTTGGTAAGTACTTTAGTATTTCGTTTGCTTGATCTTGTGGTGTTTTTAATTGTTTAAGTAAAGATCTAATGGATTGTCCTCGAGTTTGACATACCCAACATTCCCAGAAGTTCTTACCCTCCTCGGTAGTTTGCATATTGATCTCTAATTTAGGTTTTCTATGATTGCAAAAAGGGCAATGAAAAGCGTGGTTAGCTCTTGCTCTTTTATGACTCTTACCTAAAATATTCTCAATGGACCCTAATAAAAATGTATAATCCATAAAACCTGTCCGTATCTTTACTATAAGATAAGAACTTTATTTCTAATAGACAACTATTCTTCGGTATTTAGTAGTAGGTCTTTTATTGCAGATGATACAGTTTGTTCTAGTATTGCTCTGTTTCCTGTATCTAAGTAATCTTCTAATTTATTTGTGATAGCTTCAGTAAGCTTATCTATATCATTACTAGATATACTAAGCTCTTCTCGAACTACGTACTTTTTATTTTCTAATATGATTTTTGATAGTTTCATTTTATATGTTTTCTCTCTTGAAGTCGAATTTTATACTTGGGTACCATCTTCTTTCACCCGGATCTTCGTCAGCATAATTGGAATCCTGAGTAATTGTATACCCTTTATCCTTTATGTACGAAACCATTTCATTCCACTCAGCATCTTCGTATTCTATAGTTACCATAAATTGAACCTGTCCATAAGACATATCCTTACGAGGATCATCATCTTCTCTTCCTCCTGCATAATTGCCCATTGAAACTATAATTCGACCAGCTTCAGGAAACTTTTTATCTAGTTCCTGTTGTAGTAGCTTTGCTTCGCCGTCTAGCTCTCCGTATTCAAATATGATATCTTTTAATTTCATCTTCCTTGACCTCTATATGCTTTCTTATAATTTCTACTGTTCTTCATTTTAGAACTTTTAGACTTTGAATGTACCCCTGGTCTTTTCTTTTTAGCTCCAGCATTGTACGTTCCTAGTTGTAGGACTTTTGCCATTATTTCTTTTTAATATAAATAGGGATAGTTTCTAATAAGCTGTGGTTATCTTAAACTCACTCTATTATCTTATACATCTTAACTTTTAACTTACCTGTACCTTTAATTAATCTATGATAGACTCCTTTAGGTATAAATATACGAGAAAATTGTGATGGAGGCAAATTGTCTAATTGAAATTTCCAATCAGTATCGTGCATAGGTTCAACAATTCTGTCTTCTTTATCCCTATGCCATACAAATTCAAATGCAGGAGTATTGTTTGAAAATTCTCTTACAACGTAGCCGTCTTTCTGAGTTTCAGAATAAGGTCTACCAGTATCCGCTAAAGTTTGATGATCCTCCAAGGCTTTTCCAATAACGTCCGATATTACAGGACCAATATCCTGCTTTAGTTTTATCTTTTTTAGTAGCACATTTATGTCTAGCAGCAAAAGAAGCTCTTGCTCCTTTCTTTTTAAACTTAACTGAAAGTCCTGTATCTCCAAAAGAAACTTTCTTTACATTTCCTTTTTTCGATTTAACATAAACGTAGAATTTTTTACTGCCACCTCTCTTAGGCTTATTTAGAGCTACCTTTTTACCTTGGTATTCAAGCTCGTTCATATAACCTACAGAAGCTTTAAGCATATCGAATCCATTATAATCAAATGTTTCGTTTTGTAATGCAACTGCTTGTTTTAATTTATCCATATCGATAGTACCTCCAATAGATTCAACTAGTTCTTTTACTAGTTCGAAGTCAACCATTTCTGATATTGATGTTGCTTCATCTATTGTGTCCTCGTTTTCAATCATTTCATCGATTAGAGATCCTATTTCGAATAATGGATTATATTTTTTTGACATCATTGGTAGGTCCAAAGGAACTCTCATTCCATTATAGTCTCCATGCTCTCCGATATCAGTAGTCTCTAACAATTCTCTATCTTCTTCAGATAACTCTATCTCCTCGTTACTAAGAGCTTCTCGTGCTTCTTTGAATAGTTGTATAAAGGCTTCAGAGTTATAACGGTAGACATGCTCATGTAAAGAGAGTTTATTGTCTATGTGGTATTGTAGAGATGGGTATCCTACTATGTCTTTTAATGTAATCATAAGTTAAAATCTTTTCTATAGAATTTACCGAGTACGTTATCATTCATGTATTGCTCATTATTATGTTCTAATACTCCATTAATAAATAGGTGCTTACATTCAAAATAAGTTAAAAGCTTCTTAGTAGGTACAAATTCTAAGATACGTTTTTCAAAATCTGATCTTAAATCTTTCGATTCTTTTACAAATTTTAATACGTCTTTATGTGACCCATAATAATCTCTCCAGTCTGATTCTTTTACGATTTTCTGTTTTAGAGGCGTTCGTCCTCCAATGCCTTTTGCTTTTCTTTCTTCTCTTAAAGCTTCAAGGGCTCTTTTTCCTAGTCTTTTATTACGCTCAAAGTATAGTACTTTTTTTCCTATGTACTTCAAGCCGGATGGCTTATGTAAGGTTTCATAAATAAAACCATAAGTGCCTTTCGGCATATCTGAAATCTCTGTTATAAGCCTACCCTGAAAAGTCCAGGTAGGGAGTGTTGGCATGTTCATAGTGATTAGGTTATGTCGCTAGAGCTTAGCTTTAAGCTCGTCAATCTGTAACTGCTGGTCTTTAGCAACTTCAATTAATAACGCGACTAGTTTCTCATAACGTACTGCTTTAAATCCATCAGCTCTATCTACCACTATCTCAGGTAATACAGCTTGAATTTCTTGTGCTACAACACCGATGTCTTTACCTCGGTATGTATCTTGATTGTTATTCCAATCAAATGTATAACCACCTATCGCTTTTAATTTATCAATAGGATTAGCGATTGCGGTTATATTATCTTTAAATCTTTTATCTGATGAAGCATATGCTACTATGTCTTGTGAACATTCTATAGGCACGCTAAAGAAAGCTTGGGTATCAGTTATTTTTGCTCTTGAGGTTCCGTCTACAGAAAATTCTAATTCATCTTGAACAGCAAATTCAAGTTTATGTGTCCCGGAAGTATTATAATATTTTATGTATCCGTAATTAGCAACACTATACCCTGTGTTATACTCACCGAAGTTTAAACCCATTCCTGTATTAGCACCGAAGCTAATATCAGCATTCATGGAGTTGGTTCCAGCTATGTTTAAGTAATTCTGTTCTACTTTAGTTGCAACTGCGTATCCTTCATCTTGATGGTTACCCCAACCTGCTACTGTATCCCAATCATCTATATCTACTTGTGCGATACCAAAAGCTGGTGAAGCAGTAAATATTGGATCAGTTTCTGATGTAAGAGCACTACCTGCGTTTAAAGCATAAGATGCTGTAAGGGCGTTTGTAGCAAAAGAAGACGTAATAGCATAATCAGCGTCTACTGCATTTTGTGCTCTTCTTGCTCCGTCTGCGTAAGATGCTGTAGTAGCATAGGAAGCTGATACTGAATTACCAATGGTTGTTCCAGATATTGTACCGTTAATAACTAAGTCTTGTACTGTCGTTACTCTATTAACAGTTAAGTCTCTATTAACAGTTACTTTGTCTGTTAGTATGTCACCTTCTACGGTAAGATCATTTTTAATTATACCGTTATTTGAAATGTATAATTCACTTCCTGATATATCTGCAGAGCTAATTATGTTGCCGGTAGAGGATAGAGTACCAGTAAAATCATGAGTATCGTCACTAGTATTACCAAATTTAGTTGATCCAGATTCAAATATTACTGATGAAGTAATGTACTCTGTGTTAAATTCTTGTGCTGTTATTGTACCGGTTACTGTTAAGTCTCCTTCTAATGTGTCTGTAGTATTCTTTAATCTACTGCTTTCTATTGAACTAGATAATGCTGTAATAGAATTATTAGTAGCAATACTAGAAGCTATTCTTGATGCCTTTTCTGTACCGTCTACTAAAGCAGTAGAGCTAGATAATGCTGTTATGCTTGCGTTAAGAGTTAAGTTTTGTTGAGCATCTGCAAGTTCTAGAGCTGTAACAATTTGGTCTCTTCTTGTATGAGCTGAGCTAGATAATGCTGTGATAGAATTATTAGTAGCAACAATAGAGGCTACTCTTGATGCTTTTTCATTAGCATCTACTAAAGCAGTTGATTGCGATAGTGCTGTTAGTCTTGCCTCTCTCTGATCATGAACCGAACCACTATAGTTATAGTAATCTGTAGTATCGGTAATGCCAATTTGAATAGAGCTTGAAACTAAAGTTGGTTTATTACGTTGAGTATTAAAGTCTGTCTCTCCGTATATCTTAGTACCGTATAGGTCTCCGTCTGCTGTAATATTTTGAAATGCTAGGATAGTACCTGCTTGCATTCCTCCATCTGCTATAACATCATTGTTAGAAACTATATCTCTAGTTGCTCTAATTGAACCAGTAAATATATGAGTATCGTCTAAAGAATCTCCAAATCTTGTAGATCCTGATTTATATAAAATAGAACTAGATACTAATGTTGTCTCAAACTGATGAGCATATATTGTACCGTCTAGATATATATTTCCTTTTTGGAATGTACTAGCAGAAATAAATAATTCTTGGTCCCACCATTTGTAGTTAAAGCTACTTACACCTTCCCAATTTCCTTGGTCATCTTTCTTTAACTGTACATTACCTATTTGTCCTCCTGCTTTAGGAAGTTCAATTGCTATTGTGTTGTCGTTAGAAGAAGATTTAAATAGAGATAAGGTAGTATTAGATACAGAACCACTTAGTACAAACTCACTAAAGTTCTGATCTATTTCAGCATGTGTTAATGCTTGTCCTTTCGCTCCTCTAAACGTTACTGCCATCTTATTTATTTTCTATTGCAGATAATCTCTGCTCTAAGTCTTTTATAATGCTGTTTTGCTCGTTTACTGAACTTATAAGCAATCCAACTAAGCCATTGTAGTCTACACTAAGATAGCCATTATTATCTTCATTGACAACTTCTGGTACAGCTTTTCTTACATCTTGGGCTATTACTCCTAATTTGTTTCCAGGTATACCTTTCAATTTATAAATAGTTCCGTCAATCAAATCTAGCCTACCTAATGCATTATCTATAGGAGATATATCTTCTTTTAAGTTCCTATCTGATGATTGTAGTATAGTACCGGTTGCTTTAATGTCTCCAGTGACTGTTAATTGGTAAGTTAAGTCAGGAGTATCTGTTCCTGCATTAATAGCTACTCTTCCTGCTTCATCTACTAATAGACCTTCTCTTGTTGTTATTCCTGAAGAACCTGTAAAGTAAGCTATTCTTCCTTCTTGACCTACGTCTTGTAGACCTCTTATTAAACTAATTTCTATTGAACCGCTATTAACTGGCACTTGAGAACTTGAAGGATAATAAAGTGTGAAAGTATTTCCGTCTGCGGATGCAGATGTAAAGTAAGCACCAAAGTTATTGTCTACTTCACTGTAGGTTAATGCTTGTCCTTTATCTGCTCTAAAATTTATTGCCATTTTATATATCTAATTTTACTACAAATGTCATATCTACGTTATGTGACTTTGGTATTGGTCTGTTAGTTTTAGCTACTGCAATCAAATCATTAGCTTCATTATACAGTCCTACTGTTGTAATATAAGGTTTAAATTCGTCTCCTAAAAGATTTTCCTTAATATTTTTAAACGAACCAGTCACAGCTGTGCGATTATAGGTATGATTTAATTCATATTCTTTAACTGTACAGTGTATATTATATGTATAAATAGGTAGTTTTGAAATCCAGGATACATTTATTCTAGCATAAGTAGAATAGTATCTTGCCAATATAGGGTCAGTAATTATAATTTGACCTTGATTATATATAATATCTCCAACTACTCTTTCTGTTCTTGTATAAGGGTCTGTTGATCCCGAAACTAATATCCTTCCGTCACCATCGTCAATTAACTCTATTCTTTGCTGACTAAAGTTACTTTGAGTAACAAATTGTTCTGCTGATTCGTCTATATAATCTCCTTCATCCTCTAAATAGTCATCTTTATCTAGTGGTTGAGAACCGTACCACCAGTTAACTCTTTCAATATAATCTTGAATATATATACCGTCTGAGGCATATCCGTCAACTACATAAGCGTCATCTACTGTTAATTCTGGTTCAAGTCTAAGTGATAGAGGTTTAATACCTATTCCGTATACTTCTTTAGGTATAGATATAACTGCTACTTCTTCTGCTATTGCTCTAGAACCTGTCTGAGTTAATGTAGAGGTAACTGAGATATCATGACTACCTGAAAATATTGGGTAGTCTGTTAATGAACCTACTGTGTTTCCATAGTAGTTGTGCTTTACACTATCGTAATTTAGCTTTTGATGGCGGTTATTGAGAAGGTCTAATGGGTAGGGATATCCTGGTGTAGACCCAGAAAACCCTCTCATAACTTCTATTCCATAGTCAGATATATCACTACCTGATGCTACCCAATTCTTGTAGGAAAGGTAATCAGATACATATAGATCTTGCTTAGATAGTTTTTTGTATGCACTCATTCATTAATAATCAAGCTTAATTCTTACCAAAGTTTCTTTTGTGAAATCTTTAAGTAATGGTCTTGATAGTTTGGCTACAGCAAGTAGGTCATTATTATCGTTGTATAGTCCGACTGCTGTGATAAATGATTGAGGTGAATCAATCATTACGTCATGCCTTAGTTCACCAGAACCTGTAATTAAGGAAGGGTTAGTAGAATAGTTGAACTCTCCGTTTCTTGCTCTAACAAATACAAAGTTAGATGAGATAGTTTCTTCTGATTGTAATCTTATACTTCCTGAATGTCTTAGGAAGTCAAATACTTTACGTTGGTTAAGACCAGCAGATTGACCTGCTCTATCTGTGTTTAATTGTATACCTCCGTTAGCTACTGTTTCGTCTAATGCTGTTCCGTTAAGTAATACTACTCCAATATCTGGAAGTAGTTTACCGTACGATCCTGATGCTTTTGTATAGCCTGTTTCTGATATAGACTTATTAACTCCGGTTTGTACTGAACCGGATACTAAATCATAAACACGTCCTGCATCTGTAAATGTTGTTGTAGATAAAACTGAACTGTTATCTATTACAGTAAGTCTATTAGCACTTCCTGATTCTTGTAATGATAGTTCAAATGAACCAGGTAAAAGTTTTTCTCTGTATCTTGCTCTATCTATTGCTAATACATAAAAGTGATCTGAGGATACTCCTCCGAAATTAAAATTACTTTCTTCATCTCCTAATACTACATTTCTAAATTGTCCATATATAGTAGATGATGGAGAGTAACCAGGTACTCCGTTATTATAATCTAATGATCCTCCTCCTTGTTTGTCTGCATATGCAATAGAGAATTGTACTCTTGCCTCATTAGTAACAGCTTCTGCTTGATATATATCGTAATAATAATCTGCTGAAGTTCCACCAATTTGAGTAGAGGAAGTAAAAAATGTATTAAGTGTTGTTGCGTCCCCTGTCCATAGAGGTGTAGTTACTGACTCTGCACTAACTACTATATCTTCTGTATCGAATCTTTTAAATGACATAATTAGCTAGTTTTAGTAATGGTTACTGGAATTGTTAATCTTGCTCCGGAACCTCTACCTATTACAGTAACTGTTGTCTGTAATTGTTGTCTATCTCCAAATAAAGTATTAACAGATGTTGCAGTTAAATTTACTGCTGTTCCTATTACAGTTTTGGAAACATTAGTTCCAACTGTTGAAACACTATTTAATCTTTCTGCATCTTCTGTGTTAATACCTACACCTTGGAAAGAGTTAAGAACTCTTACATCGGCAATTGTAGCAGTATATCCTTCTGTTTCGAAGATTGAAGTTGCACCTAAATAGTTTAATGTTTGAGGAGTTAAAGCTAGAGAAGCTCCTTGTTTTAAAGTAATAGAACTATACCCAATATCAAGTACAGGTAGTTTAGAAGTACCTCTTGGTAATGTAGTAAGTTTATATTTCATAATTTGTGTCTCATCAGGAAAAGCTTCCAATAGTGGCATGTTTTCAATTGCCTCTCCATAGAGTGCAGAACCTGAGGGATGTTGTGGATTGTATAAGGTGTAATCAATCTCGTCATCTGCTAATGCAAATTGAGTGATTTTAAAAGAACCGTCCCCTCTAGCTAACAGCTCTCTTCCTTTTTTTGTTAAGATAGCATCCACAGTTACTATCGAATTATCTAAATATCCCATTTGTTTATTTGTGTTTTATATAAATATGTGTTAATTAAAGTTTCTTAGTTTCTTTTATTTGTACCTCCAACTTGTCCTGATTCTGAAAGTGTATATATGACATCGTCTTCAATACCGTATACTTTTTGATTTGTAATTCTATTCATACTGTTCCCTTCAGAAGAAAAGAGAAAGTTACCTGCTACAGGGAAGTTAGGATAAACTAATTCAGAACCTGTTGTAGTTAAGGTTGTGTTGAAAAATACATCTATCGTTTTTCTTTCTGCTATTTCTCTTATTGTATCATCTGGTGCATCTGTTGAATGGATACTACCTTGAAAGGATCTAAATCCAAGTGCGGGTTCATTACCTGTAATTCCGGTTGCTAAAACAGCATCGGTAAATTTCTGTTTATTATATTGAGTTACTGTTCTGGCGTTTGTTTCTTTAGTACCGGTATACTTAGCATTTATACTCCCTACTTTAGTATACGAACAATTCTGTAATTGTGCTTCTTCTGCTTGTTCTTGAAGTATTGCTGTTAAGTTAGTAGGGTTATTTTGGCTGGCAAATCTATCTACTACCTGAGCTATTGCGTTTACTTTACTAGTTTCTGAGTTATTAATAAGAGGATTGTAGTCGCTATTATTAAATGATGATTGTACGTATGGTACAAATACAAAAGCAGAACCAGATACTAAAGGCTCTCCACCTGGGCCAACTCCAGTTGGGTAATTATCAGTAAGAATCGGTTGAACTAAGTAATAGAAGTATCCGTTTTGTTTACGTTTACCTGTTATATCTACCGATACTTGCTCATTACCAAAGTCAAATCTAAGTGACTGTACCTCTCTTAATGCTGGTCCAATAGGTACTCCGTTTTTAGAAGTATCAGGAATGCTTATACCTAAAACTGTATAAGGAGGTATTGCTTCTCCTTGAGTATTAGAACCTGTATAGGATACACTACTGCTTAATAGAAGATTAACTCTTCCATTTCCGTACTTTTGTGGGGCTGTTTCTATAAACTGTTCTCTAGTCATTTATATAAATTTTGCAGTATATCTATATCCGTAGGTATCTTCGGTGTTATTATAAATAGTTAACCTATTGCTAGTTGTGACTAGGGTGTCATCTTGGTCAAACCAACCTACAAACCCTCCGTAGTATCCATATACCCCTGTTGCTTCTACAACTACATATTCATATTCGTTAAACTCATGTATATAGTCAAAACTAGTAACATCTGTATACTGTGCCATATCATCCTCTATTTCACGGCGGATGATTTGTTCCCAATTTCTCATCTCATTTGCATGCTTTTCTGCTAGGTCTTCTGAGTTTCCTACTTCATCTACTTCTTCCCACCATTCAGCAGTACCTGTTCTAGGAGCTAGAGGAGGTATTGTCCAATAATCTCTAACAACTGCAGGAGGATAAATTAATGAAACAGTTCCGTTACCTGTTCCTCCAGTTGCAAATCCATAGAATTCTCCTTCATAATGAGCGTTAAGGCTAATAAGACAAGCAGGAGGAAGCGGTAGAGATAAGTTAAAAACGGTTATATCAAAAGTTAAATCTGGTTGAACTAATGCTAAGTAGGGATTTAATTTACCTAATTCTCCATCTGTAGTAACTACAAAAGAACCGCTTAACTCTCCATTGTATTGTGGCTCCTCAGCAGTTATATTATACTCTGCTAAACCTGTAGGAGTACCAATCGTTCTATTGTAGTTAGTAGTATAATCATAGCTAGAAGATAGATCATATGCACCAGCTGATGATCCAGTGGCAGACCCTATTTTAATAGATCCTGTTTCGATAGATTCTATTACTCCTACTTCTACTTGTTTTATTTTATTTCTAGATAGTTTATGACCTTTTATTATAATACCTGTATCTACTTTTGTTCTTGCAGGTACAAAGTCTTTAATAATTTTAAATAAAGAACTATCAAAAAAGTTTAAAAGTCTTACAAAAGCTTTAGGGTGACGAGAATATTCTAATCTATGTTGCCATTCCCAATCTGCTTTTTCCCAATCTTTTTGTATATCTTCCCAAAAGTATCCGCTATTAACGATATCTTCAGCTAATTTCTTTAATGGTGGATAGTTTCTTTCGTATCTAGTTCTTGGATCACCTATGTAGTCATCTAAGTCAAAACTTCCACTTTCATTTAACTTTCCTGTCTTAAGGTCTATAAAGTCATCTGTACCTCTAGAAATATTAAACCCTACCTCTACATGATGTAAGTCATCTGTATATGTTTTATCTGGTCTAACAATAGATACAAATTTAGATAGTGTACTACCGGTAACTATACTACCTGTATTATCTGTTCTTATTTTAAGTTCTGAACTAGATGTTGTATAGCTTTCAGGGCCGAAGTATTGCGTTTCACTTAAGTTTACTCCTCCAAATGTTTTTATACTTAATATTTCTGGTGTAATACCAAAGCAGTTAATTAAGGCTCTAAGACCTCTTTCTGTACCTTTAGTTTTTATTAAGTAAGGTAAATTATGATATATTCTTTTATGAATCTCTTTTTCATAATCTAGTTTAGCTATAGGCTGTAAATGTTCTAAAGCTGTACTACCACTATTATATGATGCAGAAGTTGCAACAGACATTGTAGTAATAATCTCGCTTCCAGTTTCAGGTGTTTCACCGATAAAAGAAGCAAATATATTATCCATATTCATATTTGAAGAATATAGATTTACACCAAAAGATTCTACTGCTGATCTAACTAAATCTTTAGATACCCCAAATTTTAATCTATTATCAGCATCGTACTTATCTGATACTGCTTTAAAGTATACCCACATATTATCAAAATGCTGTCCAATCATATGAATGAACATAAGGTAAGCTTCATTGTTTTTGTCCTCTCTAATGAAGGTTGGAATAGTATTTGTTAATATATCAAAGTTAGATACATCGTAATTATTAGCTTCAGCAACCTTTCTATTAAACCAAGTTTCTGCTTGTAGAGTATCACTTACAATGTTTAAATGTGGTTTCTTAGTTGTTGATTTAGGCCAAGCATGACTACCGCTTTCAAAGTATAAGAACCTATCATAGTGGTCAAAATTAGTTACTATACCTTTAATAAGGGTATCATAATGTTCTATACTGCCTGAAGCACCTGCTGCATATGTTGAGCCTGGAGTTTGACTTCTTAGAACTTTTAATTGTTCATAAGATTCTATTAACTCTAATTTATATTTAAAGTTTCTTAGTCTTTCTTCTGCTGAAGAGAAATTTATAAAATCTGAGAAGTCAGTATGGTCTATAGTAATTTGAGCACTCTTTTCGTTAAAAAGTGAATAGAGTTCGAAGTAAGAGTTTTCTACTGGGTAACTAAATAATTCGTTATAATTAAGAAACTCAGTTGGATTACTGTCCATTTCTGGTAGCTCTAGATTAAAGTTAGGTCCTTTTAAATAAGGAACTTTAACTACTTCATCTATTAATGAACTTCTAACTTCAAATAGTTGATCATCTGATACTATTTCGTTTACTGTAAATGTATCCTTAACAGAAACACTACCCGGTAAAGGTTCATAACTCTTTAAGAATATAGCTATACCTTGTGGAAGTTTCTCTACTCCTAAATTTAAACCAAGTACTGATGTATTTTCACCAAATTGTATTTTAAATTCTGAGAAGTAACTAGAGGCTTTTAATTCTGCTATAATTTTATTAGCATACTCTTCTACTTTAGCATCAGGTATATTAGAAGCTAAAGCTCTAAATTCTGTTCTATCAGAGGAGATAGACTCAATAAAGAATTGACCTCCAAATTGACTTTCAGAAAATAAGTTATTAGTAAAGGAATATAGTAATCTAACATCTCCTCCTTGGAAACCATACTTATCTATATCTCTTTCTATATCTATAGTTAGTGTACTAGCACCAGATTCACCTGCAGACTGAGCATTACCAAGTAGAGAGTAGTCTTTGAAATACTCTTCTGATGTAATTAAATCCCCTTCTAGGTTTGTTATATCTAATCTAACATTTGCTTGTGTAGTATTGAATACATTCTTAATCTCATATGAATTTATGAGTTCAGCATCTGCTACACTAAGTACCTTAGCTTTAGGATTGTCTGCTATCTCTAGCGGTAATATGTCGTATCTGTACTTAGCCATTTATTAAAAATCGATATCAGGTTTATTAGCTTCTATTAACTGTTCTTGGTAAGATAGTATTTGTTCTCTTAATTGACTAATTTCATCTAATAAAGGTTGAATATCTTCTGTGTCTTTTTCAAAATCAACTAACTCAGTACTCTTCATAATAAGGTAATGATGTGATTTTGTTTCTCCGTCAGGAGAGATTTCGTAATATAATCTTTCGTAATCCGCAAAGAACTCTTCAATCGTAGTTGGCTGTATTTCTTCTTTTACTTGTCCATAGGCCTTGAAGGACCTATCCACAACTTTATTGAATGCAGCTTTATCGTAAACCTTTTTCTTTATTTGAATGTCTCTAGCCATTTCTTACTACTTTGAATAAATTATCTTCACTAAATATTACTGTGCTATTATCCAAGGTTGTCTTAACTTTTAATTTATAGTAACGTTCTGGTGCTAGCATTTCCATATCTATATCAAAGTAGCTACCTTCTCCGTCTGCATTAATATTAGTGAAAGGGCTAAACTCTACTATTGTTTCGTTACTAAAATGATCTACTATAGAATAATAAGAAGCTGCTGGTAAAGCGTAGTTCGTTTTATAAATAGACTCAGTAGAAAATGTTCTAGTTGGAAAGTTAGGTTTTGCTGATATTCTAAATCTAGCAGATCCTTTATTTACATATTGTCTTTTTTGATTAGATATATAGACTCTTGAATTATCTGTATCTAATTCTGATACACCTGGGTTATAGAAATCGTTAACTTCTTTAAACTCTAAGTAAGGTTTAAATATAGTATTAGTATCGGACCCATAGTACTTAAGGGAAATAGAAGCATCTGTATAATCTTCGTATTGGTCTTCTAATTTAAGTATTAGTCCGTAATTAGTAATTGAACCACTATAATGAGCTTTAACTATTTCTGTTACATCTATAGCTAAATCTAAACTATTATCTCCTACTTTCATTGTAGAGGTAGAGAATGTATTTGCAATATAGCTTCCTCCATCTGCACTCCATGCTGTCCCTATTCCATCCCTGTCTTTCCATGTAACACCGGTGGTATTAGTAGGTATATCATTTACCTTACCTACCCCATTTTGCCATGACTCTGATACGGGATATACCTCTATATTAAAGTTAAAAGGGAGTTCAGAAGCTTCAGCTATAGGTAAATGAAGAGAACAAGATATAAGACCACCTGTCTTACTATCTACTACTTTTCTAATATCTTCTGTATTAAAATCCATTAATATCCTTTTCGATCTTCCTTTATCATCATCACTGCTATCAGGATATCCAGCAATCTCCAGTATTTCATCTTTACCGGCGTTACCGTACACACCGGCTACATCTGGTGCTGACCAGATTGTACTGTCTTGGTTTGGGTAAATTCTATGTATGGCCATATTATAATGTTGTTACTCTTCCTTCTATATCAGTGTCTGGGTATTTCAATTCAAAAATACAAGGATCGTAAGAAGGGTAAACTATGTTATCTTTAGTAGCCCCTGCTGTATCGTATCCGTATTCAGAATATCTTCCTCCTACCTTATTTGTTATCTTTATATTTTTAACTGTTTGTACCCCTTTGACTTGGTCTAGCAATGTATAGACTGAGGATAGGTTAATTGGTTGGTTAATGTTCCATCTCTTTATATCGAAATGTTCCCTTAGAGCGTTATTACATTGAAGTAATACATCTCTAGATCCGTAATTAGGTAATGTTAGTATTTCAAACTTAACTCCGATATTTACTATAAATGCATCTTTCATATCAATTGCATCAGTAATCATCATATATTGACCTAAGTAGTTTTTCAAGTTACGTTTCAATGTATCTGTAGCTACAATTAAATGTCCATCTATATTATATGCTAAGGTATACATTGATAGAGCTAAAGGATTACGTTCTAATGGTCCAGAGTTAGAGTTAATTACCATTTCATTAGTAACAAATGTCTTAGCGATTGAACCAAATTGAGCGGGTAGTGATAATGCTCTTACTGTATAGTCATTTGTTGTAACTGCTCTTTTTTGTTCTGCAAAAGACCTTAGAGAGTTTTCTCTTAACTCTTCTATTGTATCTCCATCTTTACCTCCTGCAGCTGGTTTATCGTTTGTGAATCCTAATGTACCTACTTTATCGGTATTAGCAGGTGTGCTTCTTAATATGATGCCGTTTGCGTTAATAGTGTTTGCCGGAACGTTTGCTGCTACACCTCCACCAACTAGGTATCTAACTGTCAATGTTGTATTAGAAGGAGCTATACCATATGTCTTAGTAAATAAGAAGTTGGTTGGGTCATATGCTTTATCGAGTTTATCTACTGCATACTTATTTCCGTACTTCTTTATAGTAGTAGGATCAGGTAGAAACTCTTCATCGAATGCTTCGGTAACACCGGCTCCGAATTGTATTTGTAATACTCCTTTAGATGTAAACCTAGTTATAAATCTTTTAGATATTCTCTTTAATTTAAGTAGAGCAGGAACTAGATCATTATCTGAGTTATTATTAGTTTCTTCTTTAAATACAGTGTCTTGAGCTAGAAAAGGAACTTCTGTCCATTCTTCTCCATCGCTATCAGTAATAGATAAAACTCTAATTATATTCTCTTCATTTACTTCTATTGTTGTAAATCTTTCTGCTGTAGTAAAGGTTTCTTCGTATGTCTTAATCTCTCCTGAAACAGCATTTACTTTCTTTCTTAGTAGGTAAGATTCAGGTTGACCATCTGTAATCTCATATACTGTAATATTGGTTGGATCATAAGAGCTACTAAACCCGAAATCAATTCCATCAGCTAATAGGAAGGTAGGTGATTCTTGAGTTGATGCTTTAATAGTAGAATCTGCATATACTTGAAATGTTTGATCCCAGTTTGGTGTAAACATACTACCTGTAGCATCAACAATCATAGTAGCTGTTAGCTCTACTTCTGAATTAGATGATACTTTAGGTCTATATCCCATCATATATGCTAATGAGTATAGGTTAGCAGGATTCTTAGCATGCTGTATAAATGTCTCTTGTAATTGAGTATCTTGATAAAATGCTAGTACATCTCCAACATAAGATGCCATTTCAATAAACATCATCCCAGGTGATGCTTCAGAAAAGTCGTTGTACGTATCAGGGAAATAGTTCTTAGCATGCTCTATAAGCTGTTGCTTAAGGTCGCCGAACTCTTTGTTTATATATTTTATGTCTCTTTGGTCAGCCATTACTGTTCAAAATTTATTATTACTTCGTCTTCTATATTAGTATCCTTAACAGAATACTTAAGGGAGAATTGTACTGTGTGTTCATCTGGTATACCTACGGTGCTTATATCGTGAGCTAATACCCTAGGGAAATAGTATGCTAAATCTCTTCTTATTTGAGAATCTATCTGTTTAATTTTATCTTTAGTCATTATCTCAAATAACTCTTTCTGTATGCCGTTTCCAAATGTAGGGTTAAAGTATCTTTCTCCTCTATAGGTTAAAAAGTAATTGATTAAATTAGTCTTAATAGCATCCTTTGATTGATAGGTTTGATTAAATACCGCAGCACCAGAGAAAGGGAGCTTAACTCCTACTGCTCTGCTTGGCTGTAAATCTATTGGCGCTATTTTTTTGACTTCAAATGGCATATTATACTCCTGTTCTTTGTTTTGATTTCTGTTCTGCTGCTTTTAAAATAGCAGTAGCTTTAGCAGGATCGAATCCTGGTATATCATTAAAGCTTACTCCTATATCTCCTCCACCCATTGCTAATTCTTGTGCACCTCTAGATGCTAAATTAGGTTTAGATGGACCGCTTGTTCCTACAAAATTTTTAGCATCTTGTGATGTCATAGAGATTGCAGTGCTGTTTAACATTTCGTCGAGAGAAGTTTTCTTACCTGTTGGTACAGACCACTTATTTGGTGCGTCTACATTTACAGGTTCATAAGCACTTGCTTTCTGGAACTGTTGCTGAGGGGTAGAAGCAATTTTTACTGCTTCGGTTAATACCTCTTGTAACTCCTCCTTAATGGCAGCTCTTACTTCTTCACGTATGACTTTGCGTAATTGATCGAGTTTCATATATATAAATAGTTTGGTTATGGAAGTTGATTATCTATTCTGAATTTTATTTCATTTAATAGTACATCTACTGATGAACTAAATGATTTTGGACCTCTCAAAACAATAACATCTTGGGAGTCTTTTGCTACTGCAAAGTGTCTAGGTGCTATTAATGGTGAGTCGGGATCTTTAATTATCTCTAACTTATATACATCCCCGTTTGGTCCAGTATAGAAGAAATTTGCATCTTTCGATGTCTCTGCAGGTCCAGGTACTGTTAAGGTGTTTAATAAACCTCTCAATGTATCCTTTACTGAAGAAGGTAAGTTACTATTCTCTAGTCCTTGTAATCCACCATTAAGGGCGTTAAGAGCATCTAGCTCTATTTGTCTTGGAGTTTTCCAAGGTCCTGTAGGTGGCGGTCCAGATGTTGTAACTGAACTATCTTTTGTCCAAATACCTCCAGCAGCATTACATTCTTGTTCTGAAGTATATTTAGGTCCAAGTGAGCAAGTACCGTTATCGTCAGAAGCACCTGTTGATGTATGATTAGATGTAGAAACGTAAATATCCTTTCCTAACTTTACTTTATCATCATCGAAGTAGTCTACTCCTTCTTGCCATTTACCTCTAAATCTACTATCACTTAAGTCTGCTTTACCAGAAGTAAATAATCTATCTTTATCAGTTAACTTGTCTTTATCTATTTTTTTATCATTAACCGGTCTTCCGGTAATTTCATCTTTTATATCGCCTTTAGTAAGCTCTTTATCTTTTTGATTAGGGTTAGGTAGTCCATCTGATGATGTTCCGTTAAGGTCCTTACTAGAGTTTTGATTTAATAGTTTAGGTCCTAGAGTAGAAAATATCATTACAGGTTCTTCTCCTTCTACATTCTCTTCTATTAACCCAGCAGCTTCTAATTCTTCTATACCTATATTACCTTTTTCTAATTCCTGTTTTAATGCTAATTCTACTTCACAAGCTTTAAGTGCATTATCTGCTCTAGTTAAGTTTCCTTTCATAACAGCAGTACCCCCTACTGGTACTTGCATTACAGCATCTATACATAAAATAATTTCTTCTATCTGGTATATTAACTCTTTAACTAAGTGCATAGTATCTGCATACTTAGTTGTAATATTAATAGGTAAACCTAATATTAATCCACCGGCAGGTCCTGGAGGAATACCAATACCTTGAGGTATAGGAAGTGTAAGTATAATCTTTAATGCTGCTTTTAGACCACTAACAGGTGCTTTTAGTTTACCAGGAAGGGAGGCGAATTTACTAAGCTTACCGTCCATTGCTTTTACAGCTTTATCAATTTGATTCTTTTGATTTCGCATCCTGGTTAATTCAGCAGGAGTAGGGCAGCCTTTTCTATTTAGTTTATTTGTAATAGTTAAACCTTGCTTTACTATCTTAGCAGATACATTTCCTTGTATCTTTCCAACAATCGTGGCGATAGCTCCTGGTAGTCCGGTAGGTGGTATATTAACGTATGGCATTATTCAGTAAATACTTTCTTAGAAAGTAAAGGTTTTAATAGATTTCTTAATTGCGGTACTACAGGTTTAATAGCATTAGCTGTTGACTTCATTGTAGCGATTGCTGGTGGTGGAGCAGAAGGCATAGAGGCCATTGCTTTTATTAGTATTTCAAATTGTGATAAGAAATCATCTAACCAATCAATCGATGTTTGACCGAGTAGTACAGGTTCTCTTTCTCCAAAAGCTTGTGTACCTAAATATACTTTAGTAGCGTCTAATGCTACAAATTCTTCTCCATCTATTCCTACTCTCTTAGAGTTGATTCCAATGTCTTCTGTTGCAGATAAGAATATACCCTCTTCTTTAGCATTAAAGAATAAACGTCCAGAGTTAATTATGACTTGACTTCCTTTATATACATCAGCTTCTTCAGGAGCACTCTCAAATGCTTTTCTCTTCTTATTAGCTTGCTTTAATTTAAACTTATGATCTGATCCCATATATAAGGAAGCTGGATCTTTATCTATATCTTCCACAATTAAATCAGTTCCAGAGCCTGGCGAGTCTTGACCGTTAGATATAATGGTATAGGGCATACCGTTATTTGAACCATCTGTAAATATATTAGTATCATATTTAGTTCCTCCGAATCTTATAGAGTTACCATGTCGACCTTCTATAAGTAAATCACCAGGAAATGTCTGTAGAGGGGCTACCTTATCGTTCTCTTCAAATTGTTCACCTAAGTCTACGTTATCTGCAGCATTAGGATCTGCAATGACATCTGGGTAAGCATTATGCCCAGGGTGATTCCACATAGGAATAATTGCTGTCCAGTAGTACTTCTTAATACTCGAATCTGCTTCTCTTCCTGTTTCAGAAGGTAAAGCTTCACATCTTACTATTTCGTTAATTAGAGGAACCTTTCTAATTGAAGGATCCATACTATAAGCAAATTTTAATTCAAGGTTATCATCGGTATTCATTCCTCCTGCTAGAGGACGAATTATAACTCCGTTGACAGCGTTAGATTGTTCGTATTGGTTATAAGCTTCTGAATTACCATCTGCTACGACCTCAACAACTCTACCGAAGATTACGTCAACAGCAGAACTAGTCCTCGTTGAAGAACCTCCACTCTTTACTTGCATTCCATAGTTATACGGCATCGTCTTCTTCTTGGTCTTTTACTGCTTCTACTTCTTTTTCGATCTGATCTTGTTCTTCTAGTAGATCTTGAAGGTCGGAGAAATCAAATTGATCTTCACCCTTAGCTTGCGCTGTTTCTATACGTTGTATGATTGTCGCTAACTTAATCAAAGCGTCATCATTCTTTACTCCTATCTCCATGTATTCTTTAATCATAGGAACGATAAGAGTAGCATCTCCAATGTTCTCAATAAGAGGTTTTAACTCACCGATTAGACCTTTTACTTGTCCTTTTGTCTCTTTAGAGTTATCGTATATCTCACCAAAAAGATCAGATAATGTTTTTCCTTTGAAAATTTCTTTATCTAAACTCATAATATCTTTTATTATAAATAGAGTTACAATGGAATAGTTGAAACTAACCCTGCTTCATATAATTTAAGGTACTTCTCTTTAAAGTCTTCTTTGAGTATGTTTATAACTCTAGTTAAGTAGGGAGTATCACAATCAGTCATTTCTCTGATGTATATGTATAATGCTTTCTTTTTGAAGATCTCTAAGTCGTTTCTGGTTTTAAATATAGTAAGGACAGCATCTGCTATCTTCATCTCACTTTCTTTAGTAAACGTTTCTTCTAGATTCTCATAACACTGATCGATCCAAGAATCCATAAATTGGGATAGAGTAATGGCATGGTCTGAATCTAATGAGGCTTGACTACCTTCGTATGATTCTTCCATATCACTAAAGCTTCCGATTTGTTTAAGCTTCTTATAGTTCTTATTGTTGTAGTTAATTAACCACCTCTTAACAATTGTACCGAAGTACGAATATGCTTTAGCACCATTAGTAGGGTCAAACTTACTTATCTTCTCTTCAGTTAAAACAGAAACAATCTCATGTTTGAGATCTTCTATCTGCTCTACGTCAGTGTAATAAAATTTAAATGTGTGGATAATATTCTCTGCTAGCTTATAAAAGGGCAGATAAATGTGATCTGTAAATATTTTATTTCTATACTCAATATCGCTTGAGTTATTATACTTCACTATGTACTCTTCAGTCTCTTTAGTAAAGTAATTAGCTTTAGCTTTCTTTCTTGCCATAATTTTCAGGGAGCATATATGTATTCAGCTCTTGTTGTACTTTTTTCATATTATTAAAAAAATAACCAACCTCGTCGTCGCCTTGAAAAACCCCCTTTTCATCTAGCTCTTTTAGGTACTTTTGTGAATCTCTTACAGTATTAGAAATTCTTTGTAGATAACCCACTTGATCTGCAGTGACATCTTCATATTTTTCTACTTTTCTAAGTAGATTATAGTTAATATAAGCTAAAAAGATTAGTAAACCAACTAAAACTGTAATTATTATGTAAAATGTTGTAGGATTGATGTTCATATTATAGATTTTTTAACATATTAGACAGACCTTTCGAAGAATTTACTTTTCTTCCTGTAGACGAAGCTGTTTTTTGTACTTTCTTAATAGAAGTACCTCCTTTTGCTTTCCACATATCGTATTCAACTTTAGAAGCTAAAAAGTCGGCAGTATGTAAAATAGAGATCAAAGATGTCTTTTGTCTAGAAGATTCTACATTACTGAAGAAATAAGCTTTATTTGCATCATCAAACACTCCATCATGGCATCTTATGCCTAAAAACTCCTTTTGGTCTACTTTTATACCAAATTTCTGTAAAATAAACAAAGATCTATCTGGAATTAACATAAATTGAAGATCTGGGTTGTAAGTATACATTTCTGATAGCTTATCTTGTCTCCATTTATCTGTCTGAGGTATATAGTTGGGTGCATCTCCATCTCCCATTTTACCAAGATCGTGGAATAGAGCGGCGAATACTAACTGCTCATCAGTAAAATCAATCAATCCACCCATAGATTCGTATAAATCCTTCTGTTTAATAGCAAATTGAACAACTCTATTAACATGATCAACATAACCACCGGCAAAAGCATTATGATACCATGTCTTTCCACTAGCAGGAGCCATAACATAATTATCCTCCATATGTTTAAGCATCTCTTTTACTTGATCTTTTCTATCTGTTATGTAGTGATCAATAATTTTGTGATGTTTAACGTAATTGTTTTGAATTTGTTCTGCATTTAACATAGATAACCTTTTTAAATTTATTATTATTAGTATTATTATTATTATAAATTATATAATAGTATTTTATTTATTATATGTGTTTAAATATATTCTTTATTATATCTTATTAATTATATTAATTAACATATAGAGAAGATATTAAAAATTTTTCGGACTAGCAACTATTCTATGGTAAAGTTTTCAACATAGTGTTCTTTAGTTACTGATTCCATACCTGCATCCCATTTAACTTGCATATAAATCTGTATAGTATCGCCTATCATCTGAGGTATAAAGGGACCTAAGTATCTTCTAGTTTTATAACCTTCCGGCTTATCGCTAAAGTAGAGGGAAGTATTCTGAGCTATATTAACCTCTATTCCTTCGAACTGAGTTAAATTAAGATCCGTATAATCTGCTGGTACTGGTATGCCGTATTGATCTTGTAAACCAAATGGATCGTATAATACCTGTTGTACAACCAACGTATCGCCAATCACCCAGCTAGTATTAGAATTAAACCTAGCAGTAGCAACTGACATATCATTATATCGATAATAGGGATGTGTCTTATCTGCGAATATATCTACATAGAAATAAGGTAAGTACTCACCTGTCCAATCTAGTTCTACATGGTAATACCCGTTTATGTCCTTTGTTCTATAAAACTCTATATAAGCATTACAATCACCAGACTCGCAGGTTGGAGGTAGAATAGGTTCGGGTGTGCAGCTTGATAGGGTTAGTAAGATTAGGCCTACGGCCGCCGCGCGAAACGCGCGCAAGTTGCCTCGAAGATTTTTGTCTAACATAATTCAAATTGTTTAGATACCCATCCGTACTTTTCTATATGATCAGTATAGAATTCATCATCCCCATACATGAAGAATGCATCGGCTTGATCTAGCCATCTAGCAGCCGTCTCCTTATCAGGTGCTCCTACAGACATAACGTCTTTAAGGGCCTTCTGTTCGAAAGCTTTCTCGTCTTCTATCTGTCTGGTATTCTCTTCAGATAGATCATTAACGAAATCAGTTAACTCCTGGAAAGACCAATTGTGGAAGTTATACCCTCTAGGTCTGGAACCATATACGTCTTTGTATAGATCTGAGACCCACATAAGGCATTCATCGAATTGACTTTGATTAGAAATTGAAAATGTGTTTGAATTTGCCATAACCTTTA